TGGGATCTTCATCGTATGTACACATCATAGCAAAACAATTTGCACTTTGTGGCGCTATATCACCTGGACACTGTTGTACAACTGCTCGAGTTGCACTCTTGGGCTCTTGTACAAAGTCATTTGCTTCTTGTGGATAGTATACTTTTGGTGCAAACAAACTCCATACTTGTGTGCTAGGATCATCAACTTCGCACGATCCTTTCATAACTCCCATACTGGTGTCAGCAATGCTGGGACCATCTAACACAGGACATGTACACTCAACTTCGGGGTAGGTTTCTCCATTGTTGGTTGTAATAGTTTTACCTGTTTCTCTACATGTGCTTGCAGCACACAGTGCATATTTTCCTTGGCAAATGGTTAAAGTATTACTGTCAACTACACTTACTGGTACTTGCTCACCAGGCTTATACATTAAGAAAAGCCCTCCAACAGCGGCAAAAACAAAAATTACCGCTCCAATTACTATATTTTTCATTTAAATTTCCTTAAATTAAATTTTAGGCAGTTCGTCATAATCCAAGGTGTCGCCCATCACACCAATAACGTAGTTAGTTGATTCATTTTCTTGCAATGCAGTTTGCTTTTTACTTGTATCACTGTGTTTGTTGAACCAAGGGATTGGTGTGACTTTTGGCGATGGATCCCAGTACTTGATTCCAATTTCTTTTAGTGCTTCTCTAGCAGTAAAGTCAACAAAATCTTTAAGAATATCGGCGTTTAACCCAATTACTGGACCTTTCTTAAACAAATAGTCAGCCCAATCTTTTTCCTCAGCAATAACATCTTTATAAATCTGTATTACTTCTTGTTCGCATTCTTTAGCAGCCTGTGCAAAACGAGGATCGTCTTTGACTACTTGATTAATAATGTAAGCAGTCCATCCTTTGTGTAATAGCTCGTCTTGAAGAATAAGACTGATAATATTACCGTTGCCAATAAAAATTTTATTTTCTACCATAGCAAGGCTTGTTGCAAACGAAACCATAAAGCGGAATCCTTCAAGACCATATGATGCATGAAGTGCTAGATAAATTGCTTTGATATGGTCCATTTCATCAATTTTATGACCAAGTTCTTTTTTAATATTGATTGTGTGCAATTTATCATAGTATTCCCCAAAACTACTTGCCATATCAATAATTTCTTGTGTGTCGTGAATAGTGTTAAACACTTCCATTGGAACATTGTAAATATTGCGGATAATATGACTATACGAACGACTATGAATATTTGTTTCAAAAAATGTCCAACAATACACAAGAGCTTCAAGTTCTGGCTGTGAAGCAACTGGAGTAAACACCTGTGCAGGTGCTCTTCCTTGAATACTATCAAGTGCAGTTTGTCTAAGTAGGTTCGAAGTAAAGATGTGCTTGACTGCGTCACTTGATTGTTTGTGATCTTGCGCATCTTTTGTTAAACTAATTTCTTCAGGTACCCAGAAAAACCCTCTGCCGGTTGTTTCGTAATCTGAAATCTTTTTATACTTAACTTCTTCAAATCTTTGTATAGTTACTGGACCAGCCGGATCCAGAAACAATGTTCTGTTCAAGTAATCTGTTTTTGCTTTTAAATTGTATTGTTCTTTACTCATGGTTATAACTTACATGCCTCGCAATCATCATCTTCCATTAAATCAAAATCTGTTTCAAAATATTTGATGTTGTTTTTATCTTCTACTACTATTTCATCAACAGACTTGCTGCCTGCTTTGTTAATTAAACTGTAATAAAATGTTTTAAGACCCCACTTGTGTGCTTGCATTAAATTTTTAGCAATTAGTGTGGTAGGAACTTTTCGTTCTGGATAGTTTGCTGGATTATAAAAAGTATTAGTTGAAATACTTTGATCAACATAAGCAGCTAAAACGGCGGCAGTTTTTAAATAGTTTACACAATCTTTTTGTTCCCACATCAGTTGATAAGATTTTCGTATACGATTATTATGGTAGTCAGGAACAACTTGTGTAAACGATCCAGCTTTAGATTCTTTTGTTGAAATCAAACTCATTGGTAGTTCAATACCGTTAGTACTGTTAATTACCACTGAACTTGATTCAACCGGAGCAATAGCCATTAATGTAGCATTGCGCACGCCGTATGCTCGCATTTTTGCTTTAAGACTTTGCCAGTCTAGTTCGGGCGTAAAATCAGCTAACTCATTGACTCCTGATGCACGTAATTCCCAAGGAAATACACCCTGACCATAACGTGTTTTTGAACTATCTTTACATGGTCCTCTTTCTTTAGCAAGTTCAACAGTTGCTTCAGTTAAAAAATATGCTTGATGTTCCATCCATGTTTTAACTTCTTGCAATGCTTCTGGGTCGCCGTATTGATAGTTGCGCTTTGCATGCCAATATGCTAAATTAGTAACACCAATGCCTAAAGGACGGATTTCTTCATTGCTCAAACGAGATTGTATAGATAAGAAATCTTGATAATCTAAAATATTATTAAGACTACGATTAAGAATTTTACATGCACGTTTCATATCTTCTGGGTGGCGGAAAGCTCCCCAGTTGATTGACCCTAATGTACACAATGCAATTCTTCCTTCGTCATCATCTAAACGTTTAAACGGCTTGGTAGGCAACAAGATTTCGCAACACAAGTTACTTTGGTAAATGGGATGATGCTCTGTATCAAATGGTCCTTGATTCATTGTATTATCAATGTACACAAGATATATTCTGCCGGTATCTGTTCTCTCTTTAAGAACACCGCCTTTGAAAACTTCTTCAGCACTTATTACTTTTTTACGTAAGTCACTGCGTTTTTCATATTTTACATACAAGGCTTCAAACTTTTCTGAATCAGCATAAAATGCTTCGTACAAGTCTGGGACTTCGTTTGGATCAAAGAACGTAATATTTCCTTGTTCTTTAAAACGGCGCCAGAAAAATGCATTTAGTACAATCCCATAATCCAAGTGGCGTACACGAGTTTCTTCAGTACCTTGATTGTTTTTTAATACAATTAAATCATCAAATTGATAGTGCCAAATTGGATAAAAAACTGTAGCACTAGCATTACGAATACCGCCTTGACTACAACTACGCAAGTCTCCAAACCATTTTTTAAGGAATGGTAACATGCCTGTGTGCATAATTTCTCCGCCCCTAATAGGCGATCCCAGTGGACGTAGTCTTCCAATTTCTAACCCAATGCCAGCACGTTTGCTAGCATACTTTGCCATCATTTCCCCTGAAGCAAAGATTGAATCAAGATCATCGTCACTCCTAATAAGGACACAGCTACTAAACTGCTTAGTAGGAGTGCCCAGGCCGGCAAGCACAGGAGTAGCAAGAGTAAAGAGCCCATCGCTCGAAGCGTTGTAGTATTCTTTGACGAAACGCAATCTCGCTGGTCCCGGGTTCTCCATGTGAAATACTGTTGCTGCGGCGACAGCATATCTGATTTGTGGTGTTTCATAAATCTCCTTCGTAGAGCGGTTACGAACCAAGTATTTTTCAATTAATTGTTCAATGGCAGCATATGAATAATTTTCATCCTTTGAATGGTCAATAAATTGTTCTATCTTGTCCCATTCTTCTTCAGTGTACCATTCGAGAAGTTCAGGAGTGTAAAAACCAGCAGCAACGTTACGTTTTACAATATCATACAATCGAGGAGGTGTGTATTGTCCATATACATCTTTACGCAACATACTTAATCTTTGTTTGCCAGCTACGTATTGATAATTGGTATGCCCTACTTCAGGATTAGATTCTACATCAATAAGATCAACAATAGCACGTAACGTGATCCCATCAATTTCTCTTGTGCTAATGCCATCATAGAAGTTAACTTGGGCATTTATTTCAATCATCGATTGACTTACATCTGCGATCCCGCCACAGACTTTTGCAACTTGGGTTTGCCATTTTTCAACATCCAATGGAACCTTTTTTCCGCTGCGTTTTACAACTGTTATCTCTGCCATTTACTATCTCATTTTAAGGTTAATTTGAGTTTTTCTAATTCTAACTCTTTTTTGATATTTCCAACATTTGGATTGTTATTTACAACTTCTCCATCTTCGTAATTAAGTATATATTTTCTTTTGTTGACCAGGACTAAATTGTCATTTTCGTTTTGTATTAATTGAGCATCCGTGATATCATTATGATCTATTATTGCAATAGTATACATGATTCCTAGTGCTCTTGCAAGACTACAATACACATTATCGTCTAAAAGTTCCCAGGGATCTGGCCAATTTTCACGATCGTCCCAGTGTAAATAATAAGGTCGCCATGGTGCTTGAAACCACCAATCATTGATTAACGATAAACTATCATCCAGCGGTAAGTTAGAAGCCGACTCTCGCATCTGTACCCAAGAGTCAAGACGTTTTTTAAAAGTAAGCGGCCACACATTAAGCCAAATAATTTAATGAATAATAAATTATTCCAGTAATGCTAGTGTCAGTTGTTGAGTAACTAATATTCACGTAACCTCCAGACTCAAAAACAGTTAGTGTACACCCAATTGGTGCGTTTTCAGTATAATCTTCATTAACACTTAATGTTAAACTTGAATCATCGTCATTTTGTTTAACAATGGTCATTGTACCTCTTCGTACAATTGTATCTCGTGTCATGGTGTAATCAAGTGTTGCTGCCTGTACAGTGGTATCATTAAAACGTGTAATGAATTGATCGGACACGTTGTTGGCCATTGTCATGCTATAACCAGGCTTTTTAATTGCATTACCAAGCTGAATTTGTCCGCTGTTTGCAATAATGTTTGTGTCTGTAGACCCAACTTGTGTTCGAGGATTAGTTTCATCGTACGAATCTTCTCGTTCGAACATATCTCCTACTGATACATTATCATCAGCACTAAATCTTATAATACTTGTTGACGGGTTAGATGCTCCATTAAAATGGTTGCCAACATCATAAAAAATATTATATCCTGAAGCGTTTCTGCTAACATTTTGATAATAGATACCTTGCTCGTAAATAGTATCAAAAATAGTGTGTGTAACAGCAAAACCAGTAGCGCCATCGTTTAGCATACTACTAGAACCAAGCCACACACCTTGATATAGTGTATCAAACTTTGAATTTGTTACTGACGTTCCTTTAACATCTTCGTCAGTTGCAATACCATAAGTTGTTTTTGTAAACACACAGTTATCAAAATTTACTTGCTCACAAGTCACAGCAGAAGAACTGTTGTACCTAACACAAGCAATATCGCCACGTTGTAGTACATCGCTGAGTTCAGTAGTTGTTAATGGGCCTTGAAAAACCACATTATCAAAAGAACAGTTTATACTTTGATCAACTAAAAATACGTCAGTTTCTTGTTCGCACTGAAACGCTACATCTATAACGGTAATATCACGGGGAGGAGTAGCACCATTGGCCCCGATGTTTGCACCAATTTGTTGCAAGCTATCGCCAAAACGAGCAACGTATGCATTTAGTGTACTAAAGTCACTGCTTACATCAAGTTTAATAATTGAGCTTTGTGATCCTTCACCATAAATTTTTGCATATGTTGGAATAATAATAGTTTCAGAAATTAAATACGTACCAGCTGGGAAGAATAAACTGCGTCGAACTTCGGTGTTTGCTTCTCTACAAAACAATTCATATAAAGCTCTATTAATTGCAAGTGTGTCGTCAGTTACACCGTCGCCTACTGCACCAAAGTCTTTAACACTTGCCATGTCATCGAGTTTACTTTGTAAAGTTCTCGTTACGGGCTGATTTGAAGTAGGTCCTGTTTGCACTGTATATCCAGCATCAGCACCTTTATATGTATACGTACTTGCTAGATTTAAAATATCAGAAAATTCTGTTAGTACTTCTGTGTTACCAATTACAGGAGCACCTTCTGATAAGGTACCGTTACCAATATAAAGTTTTCTGGTGTTAGTTGCCCAACCAAATTCCGCACCGGCTAACTGCGGAAGGTTTTCCGATAAGCCCTTGCGGTGTGTAATTCGTGAAATTTGTACAATAGCCATTTGTTGTTTTCCAATATCTTATTAACTATATTTATCCGCTAACTTAATACTCGCCTTGCATTGACAAAGTCACTCGAAGTAAATTGGGCAACACTGGTGGCGTACCTTCATGCACAATACTGCCATTATATTCAAGCAGCTTTCCTGGTTCTGGAAACTCCCTGTGTTCTACGCCATTATTGTTATAAAATATAGTTTCACCGCCCCAACTTTTATCCCACTCTTGGTTCAAGTAAACAAGATATGTTGTTCTTTTATTTACTTCTTTTGAAAAGTCACTGTGAGGATGACCATTTTGTCCTATAGTTTGTCCGTTAATAATAAATCTCCAAGTAACAAAATTATCACCTGCTAGATTACAAATTTTATCGTAAACGTGTCGCCACACAGGAGATGCTGTCTCCCACTGTTGATTGTTGTTTGCTGTAAATCTTTTGTTGTTGTCAAACAGCATGTAACACCACCACCACTGTCCGCCTGACATTTGCTGGTACTGCCACTGTGGTTTATTTTTAAATTCATTCCAAATTTGTTCAAGATCGCTTGAGTCAAAGAAATTGTGTATAGTATTCTTCAACACGTTTCCACCATTCCTTCCTCCAGAATTCAAATTCATCACCTTCAATTATAAACTCTTGATATTGAGGATCGTCTATGATTTGATGATTTTCATCTAGGTTAGGTTTTACGCACATTAGTACAACACCTTTGCGTATATTAGTACCATATACTTCATTGTGTGCTTCGCTGTACGCTGCAAGTTGCATAAAATATTCGTCAATCCACTCACGCTTTTTAGGTTTGTTTGATTGTTTAAAATCCATAATTGCCGGATCACCTTTGTGTAGTCCTACGCAATCTGTTGTTCCAGCATAAACACCTGGAAAATACAGCGGAACTTCAGTACCCCAGTATTCGTTTGCATTTACTAAACCTTCTGTAATAACTTTTTGTGCCATGTCATGGCTTGGCCAACTAAAAGGGTTAGATCCTTTTTCTTTTAGCTCGCCAGTTAATACATAATGTTCCAAGTAGGTATGCATACGTGTGCCGCGGTTAGCAGCTTCAGTTGTAATTTGCTGAGCCTTTTGGACACCAACTCGCTTCTTCCAGTTTGCCAGTGCTTGTTTCTTTTCTTCAGATTTTGTTTTATCCAGTATAGTTGTTACACTTGGAAGTTTTTCACCAGTTGGTGTTGCATATAAACGTCTACCGTTTACTGTTTCACGTGATAATGGTTTGTATTCATATTTTGGATTGTACATTATAATGGAAGACCTGTTTGGTATAGATTTTTTTGTTGTAATGGTAATAAATGTAAATTAGGATGTCTTTCTAGCATTAATCTGTGACTGCTAGATAGAATTCTATAAAGTTTTCTATTACCAAATTTCATATTGCCTTTTGTTTTTTGATCTTGTTTTGCAGTATCATACAAGAACAATTCAAACTGATCGTGAACCACACGGTCTGTTTGCAAAAACGAGATTAATTCATTAATATAATATTTTAACACACTATTATTGTTGTTGTCAAATACTTTGTGACTAATTGCACGTTCTAAAATTCCCAACAGATACAGGCGATATTGGGGAGGTAAACTTTCAACAGTCATGTGCTGGGGTCTATACATTGCCACGTTTACAATTTGTAGTGCTTTATTTTTTGTAAACCAGTTACTCCACCAATTTAATATCTCATTGATATAAAAAATGTTGTGCAAACTCCAAACAGGTTGAACTATCATTGTTACGTTTGGAATATTAACTAACTTTGCAATGTTTTCTTCTACATCTGCAAATTTTGCAGGCCAACGAATATACTCATAATTTTCGCCTACACTGTCAATACTTGCGGCTACTGTAACATTTTCAAAATGTGCTAACGCATCAATAATATCTGAATTTAATTTAGTCAAGTTGGTGGTAATACTTAAAGAGGCCTGAATATTGTTTTCAACAATCCAGTTAATAAGTTTAATTGCACCTGGTTGAATCAAAGACTCACCACCCAGCAGTGTTACAGTAATATGTTTTTTCTTGTCGGCTGAAGCTAAAATATGTTTTGTTATTAAATGCCAGTGGTTATTGTTTAAACTAATATCTTTATTAAGTTGTACTGGAACAGTCAAAGTATGTGTAGTTGCATACTTGCTACTAAATGTTGGCGAGCAAGTTTTACAAGCTAGATTACACAAATTAGAAAATTTTATTTTATAATGATGACTATTAACTTCGCCGGTTTCTAAAAATGTATTAACTACATCTTCGGCTGTATTCATTAAACTAAGAGTTCTTTCAGAAGTGCCAGTAGTTGCTTCAGAGTCAACACACTGCTGACATTCGGCACCTAGTTGACCTTGTGTTACGTTACTGGCTATTTGTTCAATTGAGCTATTGCCTACTACGCTACAACAACAGGTGTGTTTGAACAGTGCTTTTTGTAATTGAGGATTTCGTTGTCCATCAAATTCAACTTGCATTTGATGTGTTTGAAAAGGGTGTAAGCAAATATGAGGATTATCTTTGATCCACTTGATTTTATCCTCATATGAAAAATTGTTCCATGTGCCAGTACTAGTTATTTTCAAGTGACTCACATTCTTTAACGTTTCCTTTTTCTCCACAGTGTGGACAAAAAAGTGTTAACCTTTCAATTAGTAGTTGATTTTCCATAGTTGCATAAGTGAACCAACCTTTGCACTTAGTACATGTTAAGTGCCAAATTATTTCTTTGACGGCTTCAAACATTTATTTCTTTCTTGTTTACACTTGCCACAACAAGTACCAATTAGATGATAGCGTTTTTTATCGCCTTGTTTTACACTATTACAAATACACAGGTACATTACCGTCGATCCTGATAATCCTTAACAGCCGCTTTAATTGCATCTTCGGCAAGAACACTGCAATGTATTTTTACTGGAGGCAACGCAAGTTCTTCCGCAAGGTCTGTATTTTTAATCTGTTGCGCTTCTTCTAAACTTAAACCCTTAACCCATTCAGTTACAAGACTAGAACTTGCAATAGCACTACCGCAGCCATAAGTTTTAAATTTAGCATCTGTAATAACATTATCTTCTATTTTGATTTGTAGTCGCATTACATCGCCACATGCTGGTGCTCCCACCATACCAGTGCCAATGTTATCTGCAGGATCCCATTTGCCTACATTTCTTGGATTTTCATAATGATCTATAACTTTGTCTGAGTAAGACATACATACTCCTTGTTAACTAGAAGCCTTGTTCAATACCGCTATCCTGCCCTGGCCATTGACCATCTGTTCTAGATTTTTTAGGGTCACAGTGTTCACACGAACACTGTTGACATACATCATTTCTACATTTATCGCATTCCTTGCCACAATGATGTTTACATTTGCAATTTCTACATTCTAAATCCAACATATTAAAATCCTTTTACATATGTTGTGTATTTACTCATCGTGTTGAATTAACTCTCCATCATCAACAAGCCAAAGGTAATAAGCACTTGACTTACCAACTGTATCGTACCCATCGCAACCTTCAATGTCATTTTCTTTGTATTCTAACCCACCACATACGGGCCAACCTTCGATATCACTATAATAAAATTTAAGTTGCTTAGGATCAAATGGTGCTGTTAGTTCTAACTCTCCTTGAAAAAATGTACCTTTTTCAAACTGCTGTCCGTAAAAAACACATTCACCATCTTCTTGCATACTAGCGTATACTTCCTGGTTTTCAATTACTTCAAAGCCTTCTTCATCAAGCTCGCCTGCATCCAAGTTATGACTCCAAATTTCATTGTTGTTTTCATCATACACTTCAATTGTACAACTACTGCTCATTTCAACTCCTGACTCGTGACACATATTGTCACAGTCGTGCCATTGCCCAGGATAAAATGGTTGTAGTTCTTGCGGAACTCCGGTTTCATTATCCCAATCAAATGCATATTCTTCTAAATCAATTTTTTGATCTTTAAAATAATCATATGCTCTGCGTCGGACTTTTCCCATTACTACTTCACCACCGTACCCATACATTGCTACAGTATAAGTCCGTGGAGTAAACTTCAGAGTGTTGATTAACTCTTGCTTTTCTTCTTGCGTTGCCATAAAAATCCTTAATCGTTAAATGTTTGTGTAAAGATGCGTCCGCGATATTTAAATGTGATTACTTCCCCAGCTTGTATTCTAGTAGGCTCTTGAGTACAAACTGTTTGCTTTTCAACTTCTTGACGTGTAATACTATTGCCACCTTGTCTGTTAGCAACATCTGCACCAACAATAGCACCCAAAACAGTCATGGCATCTTTGCCTTTGCCGCCGCCAAATTGGTTACCAATTGCTCCACCAATTATAGCACCTACTACAGTATTACCTGTATTTTGTTGAACATATCGTCTGTCAACAGTTACATACTCGTCGTGGCATACTCTGTTATATTGAGTACGATAAATTGGTTGGATGTCAATTACTTCAGCTTCGCCGTAATTACCTGCATAAGCAGCGCCGGTCCATAAGCCTACAACAAAAAAGGTAATCATAACCAATAATTTTTTCATGATTTAAGTCCTCTGTTTTATTATAAAGTATACAACAGATGATGCTAGTTGTCAAGTATTTATTTGAAATTCTTTGCTAAAAGGTGCAATTTTTTTTGAAAAAAACTTGGTTGGGCAAAATTTGCACTGAGGTATTGAATTGTCCAAATTTTGAAAAAATTCTTGTGAATATTCATCCCAATTTTCTGGTGACAATGCAATATAACTGTTTAACAAATTTTTATCTTCATCTGTTAAATCAACTGTAAACTGTTGGGCAAACTCGGGCATTAGTGCAACTGGTCCACATTTATACATTTTTCCTCTGATAAAATGATAGTTTTTGTGCCGTGCAAATCCACATACGCTGTGTGCTTCTTCGGGGTCACTGTTATAAAATCTAAATTGTGAAGGAGCATACTCAATTAAATTTGCGTTTATAAAATCATTTTGACAATACATTGATACTTGTTTATTGTTTTTGTCAATGTATCTATATGCAAATTGCGCTGGAAGATCTTCTTCTTCTTTAAGATCTTTCTTGTATACAGGACCTTCAAGAAAATCATATAACTGCTTTTCAAATCCTTCTATGTGATCAGCATTGTGCAGACTTACACCTAACCAAATTTTATCTCCTAGTATATCATATAAACCTTTTACAGCATTTAAACGTGTACCATTTGACAAAATTTGTACTGGGCAGTTGGGCCACAACTCTGAAATACCAGTTGCCCATTCTTTTATTGAAGGATTTAGTAGAGGTTCACCGCCAAGGATGGTTACTTGTTTAATATCAACTTTTGTTGCCCAGAAAGCATAATCATCTTTGTAATCTTTCCAGTGTTGTGTGCCGGTAAATTTGTAATTATTGTATCTATTACAATTTTCGCAAGTTAAATTGCAGACATTAGTAACGTAAAATTCAATCTTGTCGATTATTCGACGATCTGTCATACTGTTTATTTTTTCATTGCACGTTTAGCGGCTTTTTTAACAATTTGCTCGGCTTTGTCAACTGGCATTTCTTCTGGATCTGAACGGCCTGCACCTTTGAAAACAATCTTGTCTCCTTCAACATTGAACATTTCGCCAAGTTCTCTTTGGCTCATGTCTATTAGAGATCGTTTGCTAACCGAAGCACCTTGTTGGTTGGCTAAGTGGATAAAAGTTTCAAGATCAATTTGATTTTTTGCGTTGGTGTCTTGAATTCGGCCTCTAAAGAATTCAGCTAAAGCCGCTACTTTAGTCGCATTATTGTTGGACCCTGTAAATTCAACCACACGCATTTTGATTTATCTACGTTCACGGCCAAGTGCCTTGGCTTCTAACTCATCGTCGTCAACTTCAACATCGTCAACTTCAATGTCATCAACTGCTTCAACATCATCAGCAGGTTCAGGTAGTTCATCACCGCCAACTGCTAGGTCAGCTGCTTCTTCACCTGGCACTGGAACTTCTTGACCAGTAACTACACCAAGTGCAGCTTCCAGTTGTTGCTTTGTTGTTTGAAGATTGTCAACAAGGCCAGCCATTGCATCAGTTGCATCGCTGCTAAATTGTGTTGCTTGATCTCCGCCAACTTGGTTACGGATTTGATCAACTAGTGCTGGAACTGTTTTATACTGCATTTCAGTAACGTCTTCAATCATGTCCTGAACACTGTCAACTAAATCTTGTGCAGCCAAAACTACTTGTGCTTGCTGAACTTCACTTTCGTATACGGGATTCTTTTTCTTTTTCTTTTCTTCTTTTTTAAGAGTTGCTACAGCATTAACAATCTCTTGTTCGTCAGCGTTTAGTCCTTGGCCTTTGCTAGCTTTATCTAAGGCCATCTTTGTTTTTTGATCATTCATATCAACAGCAACAACACCTTGACTTGGTGGAGTCATTTCACTTAGTTTACTAGCCAATGCTTGTTCAAGCATCATTAACTTTAGGTATGATGGACTAGTTTCACTGTTGTGAATTTCATAACTGTTGCGTTGTTCGCCGATCATTTTACGAACACGGTCAAGCATAGAATTTGCTTGAGTATAAGTAACTTTATCAAAGTTAACTTTATTTCCAAAATGGCTTTCGAGCACCCTTTTATATTGGGCACTACTGGTTTTTGTTGCTAGTTCAGTAAGTTTCATTTTTATTGAATCCCTTTTGTTGCCAGTATTTAGCCCTATCTATAAGTTTATCTAATTCAAAACTGACACTTCTAAGTCTATCTGCATCTCTATCAAGTTTTACAATTGCAGTCTCGTTGGTTACGTTGTTTGCTCGTGAATTTACAAGTTTTCTCATAAATGAAACATGTGCTGAAATACGCTCTTTGTTACTGTCGAGGTTTGCAATTTGAGATGCAACTTCATATTCTTTGTATTTTTGTGCAACACACCAACTCATAGCTGATTTGGTGCTATAGAATTTACGCACAAAATGATCCTCATCGTATACAAAAAACCCGTCTGGGTGTTTTTCAATTTTAAATCGATTGAAGACTACCCATCCGTTGTCATTGCGCATTATTAGATTAGCCTGTATTAATGGCAATTCTTTTTTTGCAAAATTGTATACTTTTTGATCTAATCTTTTTTTCATTAATTTATCACGTATGTAGCAAGTAGATAACCAACAGCGCCTAACAGTACAACTATTGCGCCGCTAGCATATTTCATAACTTGATCATTTCTGCGTTGCACAATCATTTGCATTTTGTTATCCATTTCGTCCATGGCTTCAAGCACTGCTTCTAATTTCCTAGACAAATCTTCAAGACGATTGTCTAAGTTACGATATCTTTCGGCGCAGAGTTCAACGTGCGCTTCAAGACTTTTCTTTTCAATGTCGGTTGTGGGCTCAGCATTTTTCATATAAGTATTTACCTAAATAAGCTCAAACCATATACTTGTTTGATCCCCGCTAACTTCAAGTAATCCTGATAATTTTTCAACTTCGCCGAGCCCAACAATCATTGGAATTTGATGCATATCATCTTTTAATAAACCAACCTCGTCAGCACCCTTTTTGTAAATATTTTCAAACTCTACAGAATATGTAAATTCCCAACAGTTATTTTCTACATTAAATGTGGTGTTGGATAAGTCCAAAGGCTGTGACCTCAAACTGATAACCTGTAATAGTGTTTCATAATTACGTTGTTTGTTTCTTGACTGTTCCCAAGTTTCAAGATCAACAATTTCAGCACCGGTAGCATCAACTGTTGGCAATCCAGCCGCTCTATAGCGACCTACTGTTTTAGTTGCTGTACAATCATACTTTGTGCTTACTTTAATTTGTTGATTCATGTTATTTGTTTAAATGATAAACTAGCTTTGCTTTTGATAGTAAATCATCTAGTACTTTATTGTGTTTTGCAGCTCGACGTATTTTCCTCCACAACTCATCTTCTGAAGGTTCTGGTTTTCTTACAAGTGTTCTTTTACTTACATCTTCGCCCACAGCCCGTCGATATATTGTTTCTCCACCATCTGGTGATTCAAAAATGTAACTCATATTAACCTCGAATAATTTGACTGTTAAATGCCATCAATACCCTATCTGCTTTTCCTTTATAGGGCATTGCAGAATGATTAATCCAGCTTGGAAAAATAACCAATGTTCCAGCAACATTTGGAATATCAATACTACCTGATTTTGATATAAAGTCTGTGCCTGGATCAGTGTACATTGTACGGTTAGGGTTATAAAAACGGTTAATACCATTTTTATTTTCTACATTTGAATTACCAGGTTCAATATAGTATATGCCTGACCATGAACTCATAGGGTGCGAATGCACATCATGATACCCACTGTTTTTAGTAATGTGTACCCAGGATTCATGCACTTTAACTCCTAAACGGTCTCCGGGCTGCCAGTAGCCTTTGTTAGCGTCTGCGGCGCTTTGCCAAACACGATCTCGTATCCATTCGGCTAATTTACGCACACTGTCATTGTCATACTGTAAAAAATCAAAATCGCTTTCGTATAAATTTACTTTTATGCTTGGTGTAATATTGCTTATATTTTTTGCTTCTTGTAGTTCTTTAGCAACACGAATTAGTTCATCCTTGTGTTCGCTTGCACTTTCCCAGCTATAATAATAAAAAGGGGTTGACCAATGTTGAATTACTTCCATTATTCCTCCAGCTTTAACTTATGTGCTATTGTAACACGCAATTCTTTGCAATGTCGAGTGGGTTCAAGGCCTGCATGCCAGATTTCACTATCAAAAATTAGTCCCCCGTTTGGAGTAGGGTATTGCGTGTATATTGTATCATTGTCAGGATTATGAAACACTGTGTTTCCTCCCCAAGTTGGATTCCAAAAAGGTCCAACGTAATACAAAAATGTAAAGTAATTTCCATCACCACCAATTGTGTCTTGGTGTAAATTTCCGCTTAGGCCATATGTTTGGCCGTTTGCATAAACACGATCTAAACTAAAATTTCTATTTGTAACTTGCTTAATTTTTTCAAGCATAGTTTCAGTAAAAAAAGTGTCATGGGATAGATCCATGAACCAAAATTTCAACTCGTCAGCTTCGGCGTTGTTGCTAGAGCCTGAAAATTTCCAGTTACTTCCGTTGTGTGTTGTGTCGACTACATATTTCCATTGTTCAATGTCTAATAGATCAGGATAAAATTGAATTTGCATTTTTCTCGCTCATATACTATATTAGCATATTTACAACAAAAGAAAAGCCCCGGAA